TGTGTCACAGTCAGCTATCAGTTGTTGCTTCTCACTTAACGGCATAACACATCGTTGATATGATCAGCAATCAGTATGGCCTGTTCAGGTGTGATGAAGTAACTGCGATTCTGTGACACACTATCTAGTATTGTGGTAGTAATTTTAAGATGCAGTTCTTCAGGGCTGAGCCATGCTAGACTCACACGCAGTTCATAATCATCCTGCTGATGAATCAACATGTTCATTCTCTACTGTTTCTACATCGTCATCGTCCAAGACTTCATCATCCATGGTGTCTGTCCAAGGTAATGGTCTACGATCATCACTGGTGGTGCCGTTGTCATTTTGATTCAACACATTCTTACCCAGCCAGATTAAAAGTGCTGGATTTAAGTTTTCAATAGCGGCTCTTAGTTGAGCCTGTCTAAGTGTGGTCTTTAACTGGTGTCGACCTTTTATGAGATAATCACTAAAGTTGTATCTTAGTGTGCTTTCACTTAGTCCAAAGTATTGTGCTATTTCTCTATCAGTACAGCCTAGGCTGGCCTGATGTTCTATTTCATCAGGTGGCACTATGGTCTTGTTGCGACCAACAACTATGCCTCGAACCGTTTTGTCAGCCCATTTTGGTTCCCCGTTGGGACCAGGTTTGTTGTAGGGTTTATCTTGCATCTTATACTTATCAACAACTGAGTCGCCGAATCATTTCAAGTTCTGGATCTGTATAACTTACACGCACCAGATGTTGCACATCAGCAGGCATCACTGTGGGTGCCAGCCTTTTTACTTCAACCACACAAAGCCCAGCCCGTTCATCTGCAAAGAACTGATCCAGCACAGGATCCACAAATCGCACTTCAGCGGCTGGCACTCGCACCATGACGCTTCGCATGGCGTCTCTATTGCTCATTGGGTATTCTATCATTTTGTTTCCTTTTGAATTTTACAGCAACGACAGCAACAACTTCTATTCTAGACACAGCATGTGCTATACTGTGTATACTTTTTAGTTTTGTCTTGTTTATACTGTAGTTGCTGTAAATCCTGCTTTGCGGCATCAGCAGACGCAAAAAAGTCCAAATAGATCCTGTAAAAGACGCTGTAAAGACGCTGTAATTTACAGGATCTATTGGACAAATCGTATCCATTTTAATCAAATCTCCCTGCGGTGGGTGGCTTTCTGTTCCTTATTGCCTTGGCCAAACTTATCTCATCACCAGGAAATTTGTAACTATGATCTGGATATTGCAGTTCCACTCGGTACTGAAACTTGCTATTAGCAGTATAACCATTGACTCTCATCCACTTGCCTGCCGTGTTCAAATCACGCTTGTTTGGCTTGCCCCATCCCAAAGCACCCAGAATTTCTGTAGCGTTCATCCACTCTCCTGCACCCAGCGGGCCAATAGATAAAATAACACCTGCATCCAGTGTCTGCTCAATTGGATCAGCACTCTTGAATTGTTGTTGTAGCGGCTTCATCCGGGCTCGTTCTGACGGACTCATAAACCATCCCCATTCTTGATAGTGCTCACGATCCACAGCAGTATTAATTTTGTCACGCACCTGCTGGTAATTGTGTTTCAATTGCGCCCAAAACTGCCCGCAATCAATCCGGGCATGTCGGAACTTTCTAACTGCCAGGACCCAAAAGCGACGATTTTCGTGGTCTTGCAAAAATTGATTTTCATTTACACTGGCGTAAAATACTGTGCGTCTTGCATACTTGTTGGCCTTGCGTTCATAAGGTGGGCGTAGCACATCTACTTTTTCTGTGATAAAACCTTTTAGTGCTTCCATATCACTTTTCTTAAAGGTTGCATCCAGTTCTCCAAGTTCAGCAATCCAAACAGCAAGTGCTTTGAAAATGGTGTCTTTATTGCCCATGTCTATCACAACTGCATCCTTGTTCCACACATTGTGATATTCTCGTGGAATAACATTTTCAATTTGAATTGTTTTGCCCACGCCCTGTTCACCTTGCCAAGTAAGCACTCCTTCACAACTGAAGTTATCATGATATAAGGCGGCCACTGCACTCAAGGCCCACTTGTACATCATAATCTCTTTCATGGGGTTGGGTGCAATCAGTTCCACGCTGTCATACCATTCGTGTAATCTATCCTGCCCGTCCCAGGTCTGTGCATCAATAAAGTCCCTGACTGGATGATATGCGTTTTCAGTTCCTACCAAGGTAACAAATGCCTCTAATTCACTAACGCCTAGCCCTTGAATGTGACAAAAGTCTCTAAGTTGCGCTAACTTTGCGTTAAGTTCAGTATCTTTGTGGAAATGCTTGCCTGGAATATCAATTTCATAATCCTTGGTCATTTCATTATAACAAATACTAATGTTATAATGTGCAAACAAAGTTTTATAATTTTGCAAGGTTAACTTGGGAACATGCTTGTCGGTGACATCTGGAAATTTTATTTGCTTGGGCATCATGGCATCTATTACTGCTTGCATTTGATCTGCTGGCAATTGCGCCAGCATGTCTTTAATTGCCTGATCCATTTTGTAATTCCTTAATATATTTTTCTATTTCTTTTACCTGTGCCATCTGGTTCAAGTAATGTATGTGATGTTCAACATCTGCAACTCTGTGCCGTAAACAATCTGTGCCATGTCTTTCTTTTAAGAAATGTATTACACTTCCCATTGTTATTGGTCGACCTGTTGGATTTGAACTTGTCCAAACACTGGCCGCATCAGCTGGAGTCTTTTGATTCATCATACCCCCTGTTACATACTGGAAGTCTGTTAAACTAAAGCCTCCGGCTTTGAGCCCCCAACCAACATTACGCCATATGGGATAACTGCCAACAAAAGTTTGTTTCAGTAAGTCAAGTATGCGTTGGCGTTGAGTATTGGTCAACGCAGGGGGAGGACCTGCATACTGCGTCATTGCTTCTGCGTCAGCACGATCATGTTCATCAACAATGTCTATCAGTTGTAGGACAATGTCTTCTGTCAAGAACCTATCAGTGCGTTCGCATAACACACAATTGGGTGTGCCATAAAACAGTCTAGTAGGATCTTTACATGCCTGATCAGCCGCACCAAATACTCGTAACAGGCCACGATTGATTCGACGCAAGCGTCCCGCATCTGTTTCTGCTTGTTCAAGTCGAAAGCAAATGCGGAACCGGTGCAAGTCCTCAGTAAAACTTGGTGTGGCATAAAAGCCAGCACCATATTCGTTGTAAAAAGCATTGTCCAGCAACTCTGGTATTGTCATACCTGAATCAATATCTACCATTAGTAGTTGCCTGCTGACAAAGTTTGCTTCTCGTCTGTTGTCTGTGCTCAGTTCAGCTGTGGTAGCAAAACCATCCTGTGTAATCAGTTCAAATATTTCTGCCCAACTACTTTCAATATTCATCCAATTGTATCCTAAATCAATATCGGCATGTCTAGATGGCTTGCCTATAATGTTTGGGTTTATACTAACTTGCATAATAACATTCTTTCTCCATAGGTTGGTAATTACACTATTTGTATAGTGTGACTTTTATGGCCCTGGGAGATTGTCATGCCTCCTTCTTGTCGTAGGACCGACCATACCGGATATGGACGGAACAACAGCATCTTAACTCTGTTGTCACCGCGAAAGGCCAATGAAGGCCTTTGTTGGTTAAGATTTTTCGACAAGAAGTGTTAGCGTTGCACTAACAACTTTATTTAGCGACAGCCTCTTGTTCCGCTAGCCATCTACTCATCATAACACGAGTCTGTGCTTCCATTCTAGCTATTCGTTCTGGATCTGCTTCTGTTTCTTGCCATGAGACTCTCTTTACTGGTTTTTTAACAGCATCAAGTTCAGCCTTGATTCGAAGCCACGCCTGATTGGCACTGGCACTGGGACTTGGAGTTTCATATGAATCTCTTTCATAAGAAGTCATACGATTTTCTTTTGAGACAGTGCGATATCGTTTTATATCTGTGCTGGTGCGAATCTCTGGACGATTCAATATTTCACTTAGGAAGTCGCCTGCTTTCATATTGGTCAGCGGATGCCCATCAATGAATGTTCTGCCTGCTGTACGATTGGCCCGTGCAAAATTTAAGATCCATTCATATTCTGAATCTCTATCATCTTCAATTGTGTGTAATGTTACGAATGCAAAAGCCTGGCCCTGTTCTCGTAATTGACGAATAAATTGATACTTGTAAGTATTATATTCATTGTGGTTTGGGTTAAAAGGATTTGTGCGATGTTCACTTTCTCGCCTGCCTGGATCGTTGGTGCAACCAACATAAAACGGTGCAGTATCAGATCCTGTTCCAGTTGTTAATATGTATAAACTATGTGTCATTTTTTACCTTTGTTGTTGTTACATTATAGTTACCTCGCCAACAAAAAGCAACTACTCATATGGCCAAAAAACGGCGAATTTAGAATTGACACAGCCCGATAAACAAGGCATAATTAGTGTATGCACTGACGGCAATCGTTGGTGACAGGGTTATCATTACATAATTTTTTAGTCATTTTTTTAATTATGCCATTCTGAGTTCTCCGCTCGATAACCCGAGAAGCTCGCCTGAGCGGTCTTGATCGCCGCGTAGAGATAAGTTTTTTGGTCATTTCTTATCTCCTAGGGCGTTTTTCTTTGACCGTTAGTAGCGGTCACTGCTGTGCCTGTTCTTGCACCCGAGTTATTGTAATTGACCTTTGTCGTAGTCATCTGGTTTGATGACTGTGGCATCTGCGGCAATCAGTTGTTCATATTTGTTGCTGATTGATTCAAGTAGATCTTTGTCTTCTGTGTCTGCATAAACAATGATGAAGTTGGGTGGGAACTCAGCATCTTCATCGTTGTCGTTGGCACTGGACACAACGGTATCTACTTTAAGATCCATACAGAACATTTCAAACTCTACTAAAGTAAAGGTGTTGATAAAAGTATCAAATGTAAAAAGGTAGTTCATTATGCCACCTCTTTGTATTTGTCACCAAAAACATTTTTAATATCATAGTTTGGTGTCATGTATGTCCAATTACCAAAGTAAACTTCTTTCCATTGTCCTTTACCAACCTTGCGATCAATACAGCGTTTGATATCTCTGACAGATGGATTATCGTATGTGGTGTGTTCTACAAATGCCTTTGTAGAATCTTTAAGACGAATTAGTAAGTTCATTCTGCGGCCTCTTCAACCAATTGATAAGTTTCTGATTTTAGTGTAAGAATCACACGCTGAGCCTGTTTATAACTCAGACCTTCTCTGCCAAACAAATGACAAAAAATACCATTTATGTGTCCATATACTTCTAAACGATAAGTTTTCATTATGCGGCCTCTAACTTTTGTGTCATA